GATACTCGTAAGTAGCATTGTTTTTATCATAAATGAACCTGCCTCTTACTACAGGGTCTAGTTCGCTATAACGATATGAAGAAAAATCTAAATTTAACGCTGTTGCTGGAGTGCCTATACGCTTGGTGTACCCCATTGTTGTTCCTGTAGGGGCTGCGCTGGCGACAAAGGAGTTGGCATTAGTTACAGACGCGACAGTATAGTTGGTATCGCCTATGGTTACTGTTTCTCCTTTAGAAAGATAGTGAGCAGTATCCGTATTCCCATTCTTTGTGGTTACCGTAGTCGTATTGGTGACAGCACAAGTAATGGTCTCTGATCCTGTAGCCAATTCGACATCATAAAATATATTAAAGTGCCAGCCTTCTGACTGAATGGCTTTGTCTATTTCCTCCAGTATTTTTTGAGCATCGTTAGCTTCGCCAGCAGTTGCCAGCTGACTGATACGTGATTGCCCAATGGTGGACAACATCTGGTTGACCGCCTCTAACTTTCCTGTAAATGCACCGTAAGCCATAACATTTTAAAAAAAAAGGGGAACCCCCTGCGTCCATACGATGGACTTGCCCAATGGCAGGAGGCTCCCCGTGATTATTACTGATCTTGGCGACCGTCAGACCAAACAACAACAGACTCAGGACGCAAAGCTCCGTGACCCATGCTGTATTTGGCAACAAACAAGTTACCTTGACGCTCAATGACGTACTCAGACTCCATCGTCAAGTCCTGCAATTTCAGAGTACCGAAGCCACCCTTCTGGAAGACGATTCCAGCCAAGTCAGTACAATCGATTGTGTAATCATTGCCTGCAGCCCCTGACCACTTATTAGCAGTACTTGTTAGGTTTGTGCTTGGAAGGTGATTGCTTGTTAGCAACGTGATTCCAGCAACACGTACAATAGTGCCAGCAGCAAGTGAACCTTCACCTCCAACATCCTTGTTGATCATGGATGAGCTAACAACGTCTGTTCCAGAACTGTTGTTTACCATCTCATAATACATGGCAGGAGTTACGATAGCGTAGCGGTCACTCTGTGGGACATCCTTCTCGTCTAACAAACGTGCAGACTCAAAGAGAGCGCGACGAATGTAAGAAGCTGTAGGCGTGCCACGTAGTTTCCCTACATTACCAGTAGCAGCTTGGCCAATGGCAGGTTGATTAGGACTTGCGTGTGCGGTGTTGACTCCATCAGCAGGTGCAGCGACATTAGTACCGTCGTTAGCTACCTGTGAATAAACAACAGAACCCTTCTTGGTTTGCCCACTAATCCATTCATCAGAAGGAACAAGGCCAGCAGCATCAGTACCGTCAGTACCTGTCTTAGCACCTGTTTTAACAGCTACAGTCAACACGTTCTTATCGAACTGATTGGCCAGAGCTTCACCCAACTGGTGAGTGTAAGGGGCGCGGACGTCAAAGTGACTGACTAGCTCATCAATAGAAGCTATGAAGGTTGACGCCATCAACAGTTTGTCGATGTGTAACAACACTTCAGTTTGCTTAAACTGATTAAGACCAGCTGTACCTGTAGCACCACCTGTGGTTACTGCATTATCTGACGGGTCTAAAATAGAAGAACCGGGAGTGTAGTAACCAGCAGCCGCTGTTCCGATTACAGGGAACTGCGCCGATTTACCTTTAGAAATAGTTCTAATGGTATGAAGGGGTTTCATGATGTTCTTTTCATCGAACACCGTCATGACTTCTCCAGCGAATTTCTTTAAAAAGAGTTCCGTAGAGTCATCGCCCCATAGTTTATTACCTACGCGACCGTCACCAGCCACCGAGGCAGTTTGATTTGTAAATAGATTTGCCATCTAAATATACCTTTCTTTTATACGTTAACAACTAAACGACCAAAGCACTCACTTTGGTCTACTCACAATCCCTTCAGATTGCATCCAAGTTGTCCGTCGTAACGGGCTATTCAGCATCCCCTTCGGGCAAATTCATCGGCCCAGCCACCCATCCTTCAGGTATCTCGACCTTATTATGAGAGAGTTCCCAGCCCTCTCCGGTGTAGTAATACACCTTTCCCTTTACTCCCGGCCCTATACGGACGAGCGTGTCGGTGGGTTCAATGAATACTACTCTTTTTGAGCTTGTCAAGCACCCGCTGCTCAAAAGCGTCACGCAACTTGCGAGGCACGACAGGAGCAACAGTCGCCGTGACAGGTTTAGAGGCATCACTCAGCAGGAGTTTTAGTATCTCCTTCAGGATTACTATTAGTATCTCCACCGTTTAGTTTTACTTGAGCGTCCAACGCATGTTTCTTTAGCGTCAAGCGTGAGCCTGTATACCCTAAAGCTACGAGGGTAGCTGTGATTAAACCTACGATTTTGGCAGCAAACTCATTGTCCTCTACCAATCCTGTACTGGCTATAGCACCGACAGCAACTGCAGCCATGCTCATCCAGAACTCTGTACTCTTGTACCCTGCTTTTTTCTCTACTTGTTTCATTTCGGTCTTGGTTTAGGCTTCTTTACTTTTGGCCCTCTTGTTGTGTAGTTCATAAAGTTGTTTTAGCAAGGCGTCTTTCAACCATTGCGTGGAATTTTTTGTCTCCAGCTTTATATCGTGGGTCTTTCATGTCCTGCATCATCTCAAAGTTAGACCCATATCCACCTTCAGCTGTCGGGCGAGTGGTTCCTTGAAGTAGTTTAGGCTGGTTACCTGCATCTGCATCACCCCCAGCTTGTTTCCACATAGTGGTCAACCCTTGTATGGCCAGCTTGGCTATTCCTAAATTGTTATCACCTACAGCAGTGTTAAAAGCATCTAGATCAGCTTGGTTTAAGTTCTGTGACGCCCAATTTACCATTGAATTGTAGTTCTCTTCACCTCCAGCTACTTGATACAACTCTTGAACCTGCTGATTTGTGATCATTTGCTGGCCTTGTATGTAGCTGTCTACTAGTTCTCTAGACAACCCTCGTTTAGCCAGCCCTTCATAAGTTGAATCACTTAGTTCACCTTTTTCCTGATACTCATCTGAATACTTCTGGAAATCATTTTGCGTGAGAAGCCCTTGCTCTTCGGCTTGTTGAGAAGACTGCTTTTTTTCAAGACTTCTGTAGGCTTTTGCAAGGTCTTCACCGTTTGCAAACTTATCGGGGAGCCACTCAGGTCGCTCTGCCTGTTGGACTTCCTCCTGTTGTGGGGTTTCTTCTGCTGCTGTCTCAGTAGGTTGAGGTGCATCAGCAGGACTCTCTTCTCCTCCTCCTATTGTTACTCTCTCCATTTTTATTTGTCTTTTTTGATCTGCCTATACCAAGGCCAATCATCTTTATCTCTCTTTTTCTTTTTTTTGACACACTCTCCTTTACATGTGTCATCAAAACAGTTTTTGTTTTTGCACATTAAATGACCTGTTACTCTTGCATTTGTTGTGCAGCTGATTCAGCCATTGCTTGTAGTTTTTCAGGGTCTTCGTTGGCCATCTGCCCTGCGGCACTAGCCATGTTTGGAGCCATCTGCTGGGCCATTGCCTGTTGAGCCATCTGTTGTTTTTCCATTTCTATTTCTTCTTCAGTTTTGATCAGACCCTCAACATCAATACCCAGCGATGTGGCACGTCTTTTAAGGTAATCACTCATGTTTACATAGGTTGCAAACTGATCACCTAGCAGCTGTGAAGCTCCCGCTATAAAGCTGTCCAACTTATTAAGATCGTGACCTCGTCCGAGTGCCTCCAACCCTGTAACAATGGTTGGTTTGACAATCTTTTTAGGTAACTTCGGGAGTCTGCCTGACTTTGCCATCCGATCCATCAGTCTATTGACCAATGGCATCTGGAATTCTTGAGATAAAATAGAGTAAACACCCCCAAGAACGTCTTCTAACTCCTGTGCCATGTACCGAATTTCTTCAGCAGTAACACGTTCTCCTGCCCTCTGAACAGAAGAGTTCATTAGGAAGGCGAAGCCTAGACGTTCTTTGATTTGGTTTATAGTTTCTTGAGCCACCCTGAAGTCGGCAAATTTCTCCATCTGGAGAACCGTGACGTCTTGGGCGTTGCCTTGAACAATAGCACCATTAGGGGAATTAGCCAGAATGCGTGGGCGAGTGGTTCCATTTGGACTACATAAAAATAAAACTTTAGCGGCTGCGGCTGACCCTTCAACAATAGCTTGGGTCAATCCTTCTAGTGACTGTAAGTCACCTATGTATTCTTCAATGAAGCCCCTCCCGTAGTCTTCATTTTCAATCCTTGTGTACCTCAACGGCATCCAAGGGTTTTTATCTAGCGGATATGTACCCTCCGCTTCAGGGATATTGATGTCGGCAACCTCCTGTCGCACCCTCCATTTCCCCTCGTCTCTGTAAATTCCTGTGTAGACATCTACAACTTTTTCCTGCCTTGCCCCTATCGAAGTGACTGATGGATCACCAGCTTCTTCCAGACGCTGCCTTACACCTATCGGTAGCATGTCTGGATCGAGACTTTCCTTAACAATTATGGACTGAATGTTGCCCATAGGGTCTCGTTTACAGACGTACCGTTCTAGATTAAAGACTCTAAGTCCTCCTTTATCAGGGACATAGAGTAGTACATTGCCTGCGACAATCAGCTGCTTCAATGCCTCAAACACACCGACACGTACCGCTGACGTTTCCACTTCACTTTGAACTGCCTTCTCTATTTCAGACAGTCCACGCTCCAATTCAGTCTTTAAACTAGGGTCTTCAGCACCTTCAGCTGCTTTTTCATACTCAAATTTGTCTATGATTAGCCTGAAAAATGGAGAATTTGGAGGCAGTAACGCCAACAAAAGCTTAGACGAAAGATTGTTTACACCTCTGGCTCCGATTCCTTGGAAGGGTGTGACGTAATTAGACTCAGCACCATTGCTATCGGGAGGCACAAGATAAGGAATAGTAAGACGTGCAGAATCCCTAGCGCGACGGAGATAAGAATCTCTGTGATTCTCACAAGCTTGGTAGTAGCTTTTTAATGACCCTTCTTCATGCATCAGCTGTATACTCCTGTACCACCGCCTGCTGGCTTATTGACTCCAGAAGGAGGTATGACTAGGCCAGCCCGTTGGGTTCCTCGGCGTCGTTTTGTCCCATCTTTTTTAGCCATTTCTTTAGGTTTCCTAGAGATTTCTGCTGGTTTAGTGTCGCTTTTAGGAGGAGCGACGGGAGCAGGAGCAGGTATAACTTTAGGTTTTGGGGTCTTAAAAAAGCACATTTATTCTTGTTCCTCTTGGATGCTTGTAAGTGTTTTAACAACGGCTATACAGCCTTGTTTATATCTTATTGTTTCCAATGTGTCATTCTTATCAGGCATCCGGTCAGGGTACACCTGCTTCAACCACAAGATAAGCTCCTTGCTTACAGGCGGCAAGTCCTCAGTAGCATAATTAAGAGGCAGGTCAAGCGGCATTTTTTATTTTTAAAGTCTCAAGCATACTACTAATAGCCTCTGTCAGATCACTTTCAGTCCCATCGTTGTTTAAAACATAGTCGTATTCAGAGTAATCATTCATAGCTATTTCAGATGAGTGATCATCCTGTACAGCATCCTGTATGTTCTCGTAACTTTGAGTCCTACGCTCGATCCTGACCAGCTTCCCTCCTTGTTCTTTCACATAGTCAGCTTCGTTACGAAAGCGTATGTCAGTTATGAACAGGAGGTCGTAGTGTTTCCCAGCGTCTTCAATTGCTTCTGACATCTTTTCAATCCAATAGTTAACTCCATTGAACTGTCTTCTAAAGTCAGTACCCCAAACCTGCAACAGGGGTCTGAAGAGTTTTTTATTTTCTTCGATGAAGTCAACACGATAGCCTGTGATCTTACTCACCTCATGTTTTACTGCATCAGCAAACGCTATGCGGCCTACGTTCCAATCATCCAGCAACCCTGCTGCGAGTTGGTACACCGTGTCTTTTCCTGCCAATTTCTTGCCACTCAATCCGATCAATCTGGGTTCCATAATCGTATTTTCCTGTTCTTGTAGTTATAGTTTTCTATTCTTAATATCCGGGCTAGACGTGCTTGGACAAGTGCATCCTCCTCGGATAAATTCTGTGCTTTATACGCCCTTACTACCTGTTTCCATGTAGGGTCTGCATCGAGTATTCTCTTTGCTTTTGTGGGGCCAACAGTAGGGCATCCTGCATAACCGTCAGTTGAATCACCTACCAGAGTTTGGAAAAAGTGATTCCAGTTTGCAGCTTCAATTGTAATTTCTTTTTCCCCATCTTCAGGGTGTTGCTGGTTGTAGAGGTAGCAAGGTATAGTTTTCATGTCTTTGTCTATAGACACTATGACCTTTTTAGCTCCAGCTTCAAACATAGGGTCAGTCGCCCAGACACCAAGTAGATCATCAGCCTCCAAATCAGGAGCAACCTTAGCGTCCCACTCATGTATCAATTCTTCTCGCAGGCAGGGCAACCCTATCGGCTTTCTAGATTTTTTCCTGCTGGCCTTGTAGTTCTTGTCTACCTTCTGCCTGAAGTTACTGTTAGATGATAAAGCGATTAGAATTTTATCGGCATCAAGTGCTGTAGCAAGTGTCTCCACTTCTACATTCATCATCTTCTTGGCCTTGCGCGTGTCTGTATGCAGCGTCCATATATCGTCGCCCCAATCAACAGGTTCTTCAGCACCAGCAGCGTGTTTATATGCGATTATATCGCCATCAATTAAAAGTACTTTGTTCATACAAGTTGTTTGTGGAGCCACTCAAATACTTTAGGGTTGTGCTTCCAAACTGTACACAAACCTGTCGCCAAACGTGTAGCCGATTGTTCTTCTGTAGTCTTATCACAAACATCCATCACATGATTAACGCAATGAATTAGTTCATGGAGAAAAGTGTCAGCAGTAGTATCTTTTGGATACCCTTTTGCTATCTGGATAACACACTTATTTAAATCAACACAACCGTGACCATCGAGGGTCGAAACCCATTCCACTTTGAACGTCTGATTTAAGACAATTACTTTAGTGGGTCGTCTGCAGTATGTTGTAGTTTTCTTTGTACTCATCGAACTTCGACGGTTTACCAATAGGAATGGCAAGAGTGTGGACATCTTTAACTACATCCCAAGGGATTAAATATAATACATCTTCAGTTACAATAAAGACAGCAAGTACTGACCAGTTTCCTATACCAGCGGCGTTAGCTTTTATGCGGTAGTAGGATGTCTTACTGTCTTTATTTCTTTGAGCGTGTGATGAAGACCTAATCTGCAATCGATTTAGAACACCCTTCCAATCCACTATTAGATCATAACCTGAATCAATAGAAGGTGTAGACACGCAGTAGCCTTTCGCTATTAAACGCGCTTGAATTAGGTGTTCTATTGCCACGCCAGCATACTCCCATCTAATGGGTCTCAGCCCAGTTGTTCCCGATCCGAGCTTCGCCGTCGAGAGGGCATCTAAATCCGAGAGTAACGCCTGCTCTTCGGATAGCCTCAACTGCATTCTCAGCCACCATTCCAGCCAAACTGGGTCTGGCTTCCGTTTGAAACTCGTCGTGTACGTGCGCCACCAGTCCCCAATCTTTCCCATGTTCTAGTCCTTTTTGTTTAAGGGTTTCACATAGGTGAACTGTAGCTTGTTTCATGATTACCGCACCTGCTGATTGTAACAGCGTGTTTAGCGCGGAGTGTTCTGATCTAATATACAGTCTTCTACCATCCAACCCTTTCAAGTGATCTCTAGACTGTAATGTATTTGCAATGCAAGCCTTTAATTGAGCCAACGCTGGTAGACTATTCAGGAATGTCTTCTTGATCTTCTTACCTGCAGACCTCCCTTTCCCAATGACTTCTCCAATTTTTTCGTCTCCCGCTCCATAGAGGAAAGCGTAAATAAACCTTTTAGCAGCGTCCCGATTCGGAAGGCCAGCCGCTTTCTGATTCTCCACATGTATATCGCTTTGCAAAAGCTTCTTCGTATAGTCGCCATCATCATAAGCATGTAAGTAGTGAGCCAAGCACCGTAGCTCAAGCCCACTCGCATCGCAGCCAATAAGGTTATACCCCTCAGACGCTTTGAAAAGACTTCTACACTCCTCTCCGTAGGGTGATCCGACTCTTGGAACTTGAGCCATGTTAGGGTTTGAGTGAGTACACCGCCCTGTAACAGCACCATTCGGATTGATCCTACCGTACAGCCTGCCTTCTTTTTCTAGCTTCAGCCATGCCTGCTGACCTTCAGCTAACTGACCCATGCGTTTAACAAGGAGCAGGTACTCTTTCAAAGCTGCACAAGCACCAGCGTCATCCTCTAGTTTGATCCGACTAAGTACTGCCTCATCCACCTTCGGCTTGCCTTCATTGGTGAACTCTTTAGGTATCCAGCCAATCAGTTGAAGTCTCTCCGCTATGTGGTCACGGCTTGCTGGATTAAAAGGAATCTCCTTGGTCTTTAGTGGGCCTTTCTTTATGTCAGCATCCTTATACCCTGCAGCTTTCGCTGACTTTTTAGTTTCAAACAAGGTTTCTCCCGCCATCCACATGTGAGATTTCATGTTGATTATTTTTGGAGGGAATAGTTTCTGCAGGTTCTCATTCAACTCTAGCTTTCTGCAGGAGAGCTTGGCGTACAAGTTACGTGCTGCTGCTATGTCAAAAGAGAAACCCTGCTGCTCCATCTCACTCATGCACTCAGCAAACTCATGCTCAAGGGTGAGACAACGGTTGTCCCATCCTAGATTGTTGAGTTGATGGTAAAGGCGGTAGGTCACTTCAGTATCCTGCACACAATACACCAACATTCCTTCGCTGTAGTGGTCGTACCCATGCTCCTCGATGTAAGTTCCTTTGTGGCAATCAAGGCGATGGCCCCAAGCTTTCAACGAGTGTGATCCAACTAACTTGGATGGAATGTACTCAGCCTTCAGATTCTTCAGCCGATCCTGTTCGCTTAGATTGGTATGAATCAAACGCGACATGACTAACGTGTCTGTCGTTTTTGGGATAGGCTCGTCGTTAATGTACCCTAAAGCACGTAGTGCAGGGATGTCATAGTTGATTATGTTGTGACCTATGATTTCATCTGAAGACATGAGGTACTTAACACCTTTCACAACATCTTCAGGCCCGAAGGTCGTGACCTCACCTGTATCAGCATCGCGACAAACGATACACCACAACTCAGAGACCTCATCAAGAAGGCCGTCCGTTTCTATGTCAAAAATCAGACGTCTCGGCATTGTCTCCTCCTTCCTCTGGAACCTCTACAGCTTCCTCTAATCGTCCGGTCTCTTCATCGAATTCAAGTACAGTTCCTACTCCATTTTTACCACACCATCTATTCTTCAGCACACGGATGGTAGTAAACTTACTGACGGAAGGGTCTTGTTGATTACGCTCAAGCCCGAATACCATATCAGATAGCTGGGCTATACCTGCTGACCCTCGGAGTTGTGCCAAGGTTGTCCTAGCACCCTCTTCATGCCCTCGTCCATCGGGCCTCTTGAGATGGCTGACTAACACCAGCGCGAACCTCAGTTCCTCAACAAGGCTCCTTAACTTTGTCATGGTGTTGTCAATCATACGGCGTTCATCACCGCCCTCCATCCCAGAGACCACGATGGACAGGTGATCCAAGAAAATTATTTTGCACCCTACTGCTGTTACTAAATATCTAATTTTTGATAACAGGTTCTCCTCTCCCATTGATCCCCAATGGTCATAGGTGAAGTACCTCCCACTACCTACTGTAGCGTTGAAGGCTTCTTTCATTTCCTCTTCAGTCGCCTCTTGAGGATTCAAATAGATGGGCTTGTTCAGGTGCAGTCCCATGATACCAAGAGCAGTTCGCTTGGTAGATTCTTCTAGGGCAATGTATCCGATAGATTCGCCATGCTTCATCAGGTGATACGCCATCTCCTTACACACGGCTGATTTACCTATACCTGAACCCGCACACATAGTGACAATCTCGCCTTCACGTAGGCCCATTGTCATGTCATTGAGTTGAGGCCAAGGATACATGTGGGAGACACAAGTCTCTTCCTTGGTGAGTGAGTCCCACATATCGGCCCCTGATATGATACCGTCAGGCCTCCATGAAGGGGCATTCCACATGGCAGTAATCAGTTCAGAACCTCTGCCAGCAACTAACATTTCATTAGCGTCTTTCAGAGGAAGCTTGGCGATCTTCGCCTTACCTACTGACAATACTTGAGCGCATTTCTCAGCTGCTTCTGATCCAGCCTTGTCGCTGTCGAACATGATGACAACACTCTCAAAAGATTCTAAGTATTCTAAGTTATCTTTGAAGGTGCGAACGGCACTAGCAGCACCGTTTGGTATCGAAACTACAGGCCACTTATTATCCTGAAGCTGGGACAGAGACATTGCATCCAGTTCCCCCTCAGTAACGATGACCTGCTTACTGTTAGCCCCTCGCTGAAACAGCCATGAGCCATACAGGGGTAATTTTCCTTTACCAAGTATGCAAAAATTTTTGTCCTGAAATCTTACCTTACTTAGTGTCTTACTACCTACTCTGTAATTAGCTACCTGACAGGCGCGGCCTTTGTAAGTCCCTACTTGGTAGTTCCAGAATTTGCACGTAGCCTCATTGATTTTCCTAGAAGGCAACGCTGTATAGCGAAGGTCTTCAAGGCCTTCATGATTGGCAGTTTGAACTGCAGGTCGAGGACTAGGTACATCTCCTCCCTCTACGCTGAATGTTCCGTTTGGGTAATGATGTTTACAACTGAAGCAGAACCCATGTCCATCGTCGTAAACTGCAACTGCATCCGAAGAGTCACATTCCGTACAGGGAACATGACGTAGCCAGCTGCTATCTTGATCTTGATCTTGTTGTTTTGTAGTCACTTTTTATCTCTTCTATTTTTCCATCAAACACTATTTCACCTAACACTTCTCTACTGTTTTTGGTCAGCCTCATCCACCTAATGCGGCCTTCAGTACCCTCTAATGTATCAAGGTCATCAATAGACACCATTGCCTTCTTTCCTTCTGCTGTTTGTAGGACAGCATGAGTAGCTTTGTAAGGTCTTATGAGAACCATTTCCTTGGAATTTTTTTACCGCTCCATTGGAACCCGTGTCGCTCGCACCATTCGGCATAAGTGGTTTTTGAATGCTTACTCAACCTACCGTTTGGATTTTGAAAAGCGAACCGGAGATCAATCTCAGGGTGCTGTTCTTTGATCAAAAGATGCTTCTTCCGATCAACTGGGAGAAAACGCCCTTTCGTTTCTATAAAGTATTTCTCTTCGATGTAGAAGTCAGGAGTGTAGTAATGCTCCTTAACATACGGGATTCGGAGAGGCTCGTAGGAGTATGGGACACCCATTGCATCCAATAGATGCCCCATACCCTTTTCGAGTTTACTTTTGTACGCAGGCACGGTACTCGCCGTGAACAGCTAGGCTGACTACATTCCTAGAAGTCAGCAGCATTGCCCGATTCCTGCGGTGCGGCCTGCGAGGTGGTCGCAGCAGACGCATCTTTAGTTACCTCCGCAGCGAAACCCTCTTCAATGGAGAAGCCGTTGTTGGAGTCTCCTCCTCCGCCGTTGTAAGCAACTAATTCTAGAACTTGGACGGCCCTCAAGCGTAAGGTAACGCCTAGACCGAAGTTGGAATTAAATGGCACACAATCAAAGCTCACCTTGCCTGCAGACCCGTTGCCCATTTTGCAGCTTTCATCTAAAGGCTGCAGCTTGGCGTCGAATACAGTAGGCCGCTGATCAATCTGGTCGCCGTTCTTTGATCTAAAGAAAGGCTTCATCTTGAACTTGAATGAAACACAAGCTTCACCAGCATCAGTAGTATCGTCCTTGAAAGGAAGAGCCATAATACTCTTTGGTTCCTTTCCTGTAATTGCTACTTGCTGCTCCTTATACTTATCACGTATAGCGGTTAGCTCGTCTTTGAGTGTTTTTGCCGCATCTCCCTGCAGTTGTAAGTTCACGGTATAGATACCGTCTTGGTTGAACTTTGTGTCGGGGGAGAAAAGATAAGGGTACATGAAGATGCCCCTTCCGGTAGTCATTTTTATTGGTTTCATCTCTCTTCTAAGGGACGCTTTGAGAATGTAAACTTGGTCGTTCTCGCGACGTCAGGAACACGTATACCACATCTTTTCAGGAAGGTCAAGCCCTAAAGTGGTACTCATTGAATTTTTTATCTGCACCTGCAATTCCTCACAATCTTGAGGAGGCACTCCATAGCAATCGTGCATGGTCTGTATGCTCTCCCAAGGTCTACTGTTAAGCACATGATGCATGATGGCAGCGTCATACATGTGAACCATGTTAGCAGCTAGAGCCTGTCGTGCTGCTCGCATGTTGAGGCCTTCAGCTTCGACATTGACCCGTGCTACAGCTGTCTCACCGTTG